CAATGATGGATATTAAGCAGATACTGCTATCAGATGCGTCAACTGATGCAAAGTTGTCTGCATTGGCAATTCTGCTTGATAAACAACTTCCTAAACTTGAAAGCCATGTCCTTGATGTAAAGAAACTTAAAGGACCACAGGGTGATCGCGGTGCTGATGGCAAGGATGGAAAAGACGGTCCTAAAGGCAAAGATGGTCGCGATGGGGTTGATGGCAAAAATGGTAAGGACGGAATTGATGGTGACGATGGAGACAATGGAGTTTCTATCGTTGGAGCAAAGATTGATTTCGATGGCTCTTTAGTTCTGACATTTTCTGACGGATCACAATTAAATGTTGGTGAAGTAGTTGGTGAGCGTGGTGCGGCAGGTTTGACAGGCGCACAAGGACCTACGGGACCGACTGGCACTACTGGTCTGACTGGACCAACAGGTGCTACTGGACAGATTGGACCTACTGGAGCTACAGGAATTCAAGGTCCGACAGGCCCTGAAGGTTTGCAAGGTATACAAGGACCAACAGGTCCACAAGGCGTTCAAGGCATACAAGGTATACAGGGTGATCAAGGTATCCAAGGCCCGACTGGAGCTGTTGGACCTACAGGTCCTACCGGAGCGACTGGTCTAACCGGTGCTACTGGACCTACTGGCTCTACTGGATTAACTGGACCAACCGGACCTACAGGAGCTACCGGCTTAACAGGGGCAACTGGTCTAACTGGTGCTACAGGTTTGACTGGTGCTACAGGTCCCACAGGAGCCACGGGTTCTACCGGACTTACTGGACCAACTGGACCAACGGGTGCTACAGGAGCAACTGGTCCTACGGGAACAAGTGGCCCAACTGGTCCTACTGGCCCACAAGGGCAAGGCATCATAATTAAAGGTGCTGTTGCTACAGTTGGCGATTTACCATCATCAGGAAATACGGCTGGTGATGCTTATATTGTTGAATCCACAGGAAATTTGTATGTTTGGAACGGAACATCTTGGACTGATGCTGGTCAGTTAGTTGGACCAACTGGACCAACGGGTGCTACAGGTCTTACTGGCGCAACTGGTCCGGCAGGTGCTGTAGGTCCAACGGGACCAACTGGCTCAACTGGTTCTACAGGCGCTATTGGTCCAACTGGCGCAACAGGTGCTACTGGTAATACGGGATTAACCGGACCAACTGGTCCAACAGGGGATGTTGGCCCTGCCGGTTCTATTGGGCCAACCGGTCCAACTGGTATGATAGGACCTACAGGAGCTATCGGTCCTACAGGTGCTACTGGAGCAACAGGATTAACCGGTCCGACTGGGCCACAAGGTAATATCGGTCCTACTGGACCACAGGGTATCCAAGGTATCCAAGGCATACAAGGTATTCAAGGGCCAACAGGTCCAACGGGTAATCAAGGTCCAACAGGTTCTACAGGGCCAACAGGTGCAATAGGACCAACAGGTGCGGCTGGCGCAGGTTTGCTTAATCTTGATGGCGGGTATCCCAACAGCGTGTACGGCGGAGTTAACCCAATAGATGCAGGTGGTGTGTAATGACAGTTCAAATTCAAATTCGCAGAGGAACAGCCGCAACATGGACTTCGGTTAACCCTTTATTAGCAGAGGGTGAGCTTGGTGTTGAGCTTGACACGGATAAGTTCAAGATTGGTGATGGCACAAGCAATTGGAATTCTTTGCCTTACGCTACTGGCCCGACAGGACCAACTGGCCCCACCGGACCCACCGGACCAACGGGAGCTGCCTCAACAGTAGTAGGTCCTACGGGTCCAACAGGTGCAACAGGATTAACGGGACCAACAGGACCAACAGGAGCAGATTCAACAGTTGCTGGTCCAACAGGTCCTACGGGAGCAACAGGTTTGACTGGGCCGACAGGTCCCACAGGTGCTACAGGACTGACAGGTGCTACTGGGCCGACTGGGGCTACAGGTCTTACAGGTCCAACAGGACCGACTGGAGATACTGGAGCGATAGGTCCAACTGGTCCTACGGGTGATACTGGTGCGGCGGGGCCGACAGGTCCAACTGGGGCAACAGGCTTGACCGGACCAACTGGGCCTACAGGAGCAACAGGTCTTACGGGCGCAGAAGGACCTACTGGGCCGACAGGTGCAACTGGTTTGACAGGACCTACAGGACCGACAGGATCCACGGGATTGACTGGTCCTACTGGACCTACGGGTCCTACTGGCCCAAGCATTACCGTTCAAGATGAAGGTTCAACACTTACTACTTCATTAACTAGTTTAAACTTCACAGGTACAGGAGTTACAGCGACAAACACGGGTGGGGCTGTTACAGTTGCCGTATCAGGTGGCGGTGGTGGTACATCATCCCCTATTCCTAAATTACAATCTTGGTCAATTGGAGCAATGTAAATGGCACAGAACACAAACCCTATTTTTCCGCTAATCCCTGAAGTTACATGGGTAAGCGGTGTAGCAGCTAACGCAGCGACTCCCGGCGTGACGGCCAACACCACAACAGACCTGACCAGCGGCACGATTTACGGCCCGATCTTTACGGCTGGCCCGGTAGAAGGCTCACGGCTTGATTTTATTAAGGTTAGGGCGCTTGGCAGTAACGTGCAAACTGTTATCCGCATCTGGATTAACAATGGTGCGGCTACAACCACAGCAACAAACAATACGCTATTTTTAGATAGAACTTTGTTTTCAACTGCTGTTTCTCAAACAACCGAGTTGGTTGACACCTCCCTGTCGCTTAATATCAGCCTTCCTGCTGGTTATCGTGTGTATGCAACCTTTGGCACAGCAGTGGCGGCAGGTTTCCACTTAACTGCTGTTGGCGGGGATTACTAATGTTTACCGGGTTTGCTTCTGAAAATACTCCGGCTTTTCAGGTCTGGGATTTGTCAAACACCTATTCTGGCGCGCCACGACTTGTTTTGCAAGATGATTGCGCCCCCATTCAAATTATAAAAACTGGAGGTTCCAACTCTCAGGTGCAACTTTTTTTATCAACTTCTCCAGTAGAGGGAAGAACAATAAAAATTGTTAACTGCCGATACGGTTCGGAAAGTCAAATAATCAACGTATTTTCTTCCGACACAACGCAGCAGTCTAATCCTGTTTTTGCAATTGGGCCGGGTCAATATATAGAAACGTGTTTTATTTCTAGTATGAGGAGTTTTGGTCAAATTGGAGGTGTTCTAGCTTCTGGTTGGGTTACGATAAATCAAGCCTCCTCATCAAATTCCAACGCTTATGGGGTTGTTGTTGGTGGCTTGTCTAATAGGGCTGTCTCACAATATTCTGGGGTTGTGGCAGGCAATGGAAATTCTGCATCAGGAACACGCGCTGGTGTTCTGGGAGGTATAGGCAACACATCGGGCGGCATTGATACGGGTGTTGTTGGGGGAAACAGCAATTTTATTACGGGCGACCGCGCTGCTTCTTTGGGCGGTCAGAGCAACCAAGCAAGCGGTACAAATGCTGCTGTTGTTGGTGGTTCAAGCAATAACGCAACAAACACTAATTCCGCTGTATTGGGCGGTAATAGTCATTTGTGTTCTAGTTCTTCCGCAGTAATTGTTGGTGGAACTTATGGATCATCAAGAAGCATTATCGGGAATTTAGTTTTACCCGCAAGTCAAAATCCAATTGTTAGTTCTTTTGGTCTTTCTCAATCAGCAACATTGGTTCTTGGCCGTGAAACAACAAACGCAACTGCCACAAGACTTACAAGTAACAACACTTCCACTGGAAGTACGGTTAACCAAGTAATCCTACCCGACAACAGCGCCTATACATTCCAAGGCACTTGCATTGCAGCAAGGACTGCCGCTGGCGATACTTCTTCATGGAAGTTTGAGGGTGCAATCAAGCGCGGTGCTAACGCTGCATCCACAACTCTGGTTGCGGCTGTGACTCCAACTGTTATTGCTCAAGACGCAGGGGCTTCTACATGGGTCTTGGCTATTACTGCTGACACAACCAATGGCGGTATCGCTGTAACTGTTACTGGCGCAGCGGCTACCACAATCCGATGGGTAGCAAAAATCGAAACAACTGAGGTAACTTTCTAATGGCTCTGAAAATCTCTATCCCAACAAGCAATGTAGGCGTTCCATTCACAGACGCTTATGCCCGTATCACGAACATCTTTGGCAACAAAGACCAAGTGCAGTATCAAGTGTCTGTGTCTGCCAATGCTGACGCTAGGCAAGCAAATGCTCAAGAAGTGGCACAACACGCCTTCTATTGCCCAACTCCACAGGGTAATCTGATGGATGGTCTATATGCTGACCTGAAACTGCAAGTAGGTTTTGAGGACGCTGAAGACTGCTAAGTATGAAAATAGCTGTCTACGCCATCAGCAAAAACGAAGCGCATTTCGTTAAACGGTTTTGTGATTCAGCCAAAGATGCTGATTTGATTGTCATTGCTGACACAGGCTCAACTGATGATACTGTTCAGCAAGCAATGAATGCTGGCGCTAGAGTGTTTGATATATGCGTAAAACCTTGGCGCTTTGACAAAGCCAGAGATGCCGCACTTGCCTTACTTCCATCTGACATTGATATTTGTATATCTCTTGATTTAGACGAAGTGCTAGAGCCAGGATGGAGAAAAGAGATAGAACGGGTATGGAAAACAGATACAACCCGTATGCGATATAAGTTTGATTGGAGCAATGGCGTGGTGTTTTACAGCGAGAAAATCCACCATCGCTACGGCTACCACTGGCATCACCCAATCCATGAATACATCCGTGCTGACAACAGAATCCCAGAGGTGTACGCACACACCGATATGTTGCTTGTCAGTCACCATCCTGACGAAACAAAGTCACGAAGCCAATATCTACCCTTGCTTGAGTTGGCGGTCAAAGAAGACCCGTACTGCCACAGAAATGCTTTTTACTACGCAAGAGAACTGACGTTCTACAACCAGTGGAAAGAGGCCATCCCTGCGCTCAAGAAGTACCTGACAATGCCACAGGCAAGTTGGAGCCATGAGCGATGCTATGCCATGAGGCTTTTGGGCAAGTCACACGAAAGCCTTGGTGAGATCAAAGAGGCTGAGAAGTGGTATCAGGGCGCTTGTCTTGAGGAGGCTAACACCCGTGAGCCTTGGGTAGATTACGCCATGTTCTGCTACAACACTAACGATTGGGAGACTTGTTACTTTGCGGCAAACAGGGCGCTAAAGATTAAAGAAAAATTGGAGGTCTACACAATGGACCCATCTGCATGGTCTGACAAACCACACGACCTTTGCAGTATTGCCGCTTGGCATCTTGGATACAAAGATAAAGCAAGACAAGAACTTGATGAGGCTTTAAAGTTTAAGCCACATGACCAGAGATTACTTGCCAATAAGGAATGGATGAAATGACTCCAGAACTCGAAAAGTACTATACAGATCGGTTTGAGATGATGTCAACCGAGGGATGGAAAGATTTAATTGAAGATATTGACAAAATAATAGCAACTTTGAATAATATCTCTGTAATAGATAGTGAGAAAGACCTACAATTCAAAAAAGGTGAACTTTCTATTCTTTCTTGGCTGAAAAATCTTAAAGAGATCAGCGAAAGAGCATATGAAGAAATTTTATGATTACGTCTGTGAAAACGGACACAAAACAGAAAGATTCGTTGATTATGAGGCAACGGGTCTAATGTGTGAGTGTGGTGCAAATGCAACACGTTTACTATCTGCGCCAGCATTTCGACTTGAAGGATGGTCTGGTTCTTTTCCATCGGCATATGCCAAATTTGGGAAGAGCCATGTTGACAAGTTGAAGTCTGAGCAGAAACTCAACTCATAAGCAATTATGCCGAGTTGAATCTCCTACAACCGAGAACGGCAGGAAAAAGGAAAAAGTATGCTGATTGATGAAGAGCCAAATGAACTAGAAGCGGTAGAGCAACAAGCCAAGCCCGAACTCCCTGAGAAATACAGGGATAAAAGTCTGGACGAGGTAGTGCGAATGCACCAAGAGGCTGAGAAGCTCATTGGTAAACAAGCACAAGAGGTCGGAGAAGTCCGAAAGCTCGCTGATGAACTCATTAGGCAGAACCTCACTGTTAAACAACAACAGCAGCAAACTAGAGATGTTGAGCCTGAAGTAGATTTCTTTGAGAATCCACAGATGGCAGTTCAAAAGACTGTTGATAGTCACCCTGACATCATTGCGGCGCGTCAAGCCATGCTAGAGATGAAAAGGGCGCAAATTCAGCAAAAGTTAGCGCAAGAACATCCTGATTTTGGCGATATTGCTAAAAATGAGGACTTTGCAAATTGGGTTAAATCTAGCCCTGTACGCATTGACTTGTTCAAACGTGCTGATGCAGAATTTGACTATGATTCAGCCAATGAACTGTTATCTACCTACAAAGAACTTCGCTCTGTCAAACAAAAGCAAATGAGTACCGCTGGTGAAGCAACTCGTAAGCAGAATTTGAAAGCAGTTGGGGTTGATGTAGGTGGTTCTGGGGAATCATCAAAGAGGGTTTATCGTAGGGCTGACCTTATTCGGCTGAAAATGCAAGACCCGACTCGTTATGAGGCGCTTTCAGATGAAATTATGCAAGCGTATTCAGAAGGTCGTGTTAAGTAAACTTAACTTATTGGAGATTTAATTATGGCAAATACCGCCTTTTCCCCCACAAATAGTGTAACCACTACATCCGCAGCTAACTTCATTCCAGAGATTTGGAGTGATGAAATTGTTGCCGCCTATAAAAAGAACCTTGTTTTGGCTAATTTGGTCAAGAAGATGTCTTTCAAAGGCAAAAAGGGTGACACAGTCAATATCCCTAGCCCTGCTCGTGGTTCAGCAACAGCTAAAGCCGCTACAGATGCAGTTACTTTGATTGCTGAGAGCGACACTAACATTCAAGTGTTGATCAACAAGCACTATGAGTACTCACGTTTGATCGAAGACATCGTTGAAGTTCAAGCCTTGACATCACTGCGTTCTTTCTACACAGAAGACGCTGGTTATGCTTTGGCTCGCCGCATCGACACAGACTTGGTTCAATTGGGTCGTGCTTTCAACGGCGCTACAGTTGGTACTGATGACTATGCTACTAGCAACACTACTACCAAAGCCTTTGTTGGCTCTGATGGTACTACTGCTTACAACAGCACATCCTCTAACGCTGCCGCTTTGACTGATGCCGCTATTCGTCGCACCATTCAGCGTTTGGACGACAACGATGTTCCTATGGATGGTCGTTTCTTCCTGATCCCACCTTCAAGCCGTAACACGCTGATGGGT